TTTGTTGTTAAAAATGGATGGTTTTGTGTACATTTAATCTTTCTATTATTTAATTGTACTTGAATAAGTTTACGCTTTCCCCTATTCCATGAATTAGTTATTTGTTTGTATTCAAAAATATCAGAACTTTCATTATATGTATTAACAAGTGGCGCTTGTCCTTTGTTAAACAAATCGACAACCTTACCAATCTTTATTTTACCAATATTTGTATCAATTAATTGATTATATGGAAAACACTCATCAAACATAACGCAGTCGCAAGTATTATGTGTTGCGATATATGATCTAGTAATAAGATACAAACTAGAAGGACTATCTACAGTAATGCATCGCATTGAAACCGATTCTATTGGTTCTATCGATCTTATAAATCTATGATTTTGTTTTGTATTACTATTATTTTTTTGATGTTTTAGTTTTCTATCTAATCTAAAAACAGGTTTTGTTGTTATGAAAAGTATTTGATATTTATCTTTATATCTTACATTATATCTCAGACTTTTTTTTCTTTTAATTCTACATTTTATACCAAGACTGCTAATTAGTTCTTTTATTTGAAATACTAAAGTTTCTCTATCAACTATTTGGGTAAATTCGCATCTCCCATCTTTATAACAACATCCATCCGTATCCATTAATCCTTGGAGTAATGCTAATCTTTGTTCATAAGAAGATTTTAGATAAATATCAGGAATATGTTTATTATTAAGGAGGTTTAACTTTCTTAATTTGGATGTTAAGCCTGATATTCTGTAATTATTTGATTTAGAATACCCATCCTTACTAAAAGCGTTTTTATTATAAACATTTTCACTTGATGGAATTAAGTGATAATCATAACCTTCAAAAATTTCCGGATCAGCACTAGTAATGATACCACTAATACTTGTCCCATCACCAAGCCAAGCTCCTAAAATATAAGGGTCTATAAGTAATTCCTTTTCTGAATATTTAACAAAAGGAATTATAGGTATAGAATGATTATATTCTATACCACATTTTAGAGTTTCCAAAATTTCTTTGGTTGTTTTTACAGTGGGTTGTGATATGCGATTAATACGTTCCAAAAAAGGTTTGTATTCTTTCCCCTGTTCTCTACGAATAATTCTTCTTCTTAATTTGTAATTATTTCGACTTTCTACATTTCTATCTTTTTTTGTGTATGTTAACCATAAATGATCCGCACAAGCATCCACTGTTGTTCCATCATCAAATGTTACTTTATAAGATTCTGGAGATTTACGTATTGGATGTAACTTAATACACTTACACACATCACCTTTATCATCAAATAAATCATCCCCTTCTTTAAGATCTTTTAGTTTAATAAATCCAGTTGGTGTTGGTAATTCTGTTTCTAAATTAAGAAGACGACCTCTCACACGGTCACCGTCTAGACCAGTAGATTCAATCCAAATCTGATTTCCATGCATGAACTTCTTAAAGTGCATAGAATCATTTGCTGGAGAACTTGAATCAAAGATGTTCTCCATGAAAGATTTTGGAAGACCGTTCTTCTTGAGCGTTCCTGGAACAGGGGCGGCTTGTCCAATCATAGGATCAAGCTTGTCTTTTGTATACGCTGCCGCCAAAGATAATGTGGGGAACAAATGCATCATACGCATTGGTGAACGACCATAAGTACCAAAACGGTTACAACCTATGAAGTAACACTCCAAAGCTGCAGCCATTGTTGTAGCACCCACCTGACGACCCTTAACCATAACAATTGGTTTAGAGTTCTTCTCCATTGCGGAAATGCCTATGTATCTATAAATGTCTTGAAACGGCTTATACCCAGTTCCAATTAAATCTAATGGTTTTCCGTCAACCTTTAAATACTTCGCACAGAAGTACACAGGGTCCATTCGGAAAAGAGAGTCTTGAAATTGATAAAATAGTTCGTTGTAAGTTGAAGCCGGAGACTTCATATAATCCTCATTCGTCTTAATATACCTATATCACAGAAATATACAGACAAATGAGTATATTTTGATTAGAATATACCCCTATCAGGAACTAAGAGTACAAAAGGATCTCTATTTGAGTCTTTTTCTCCAGAGTAATCTACATGAGTACCAACTCCACGTCCAATCTGTGAAGGGATTTCCTCTTTAATATGTTGCTTATTCATAAGCTTTTTATTGATCCAATTTAAAAGAGGCTTATCAGAAAACACAGATTGAGATACACCATCACGGGCAAATGTCTCAACTAAACTGTGTAACAAAGCTGGTACTTGAATGCCGTGATTTGTATCAATGATGTTTATTATAAAGTGCTCAATAGAAGGATTCTTCATGACAAGCTCTGGCTTATCATCCGCTTCATCACTATCTTCATCACTAAAGGATTCTAACCTTTGTTTTTCTTCATTCCATTCAACATTATTGGTGTCAGCTTCGGCTAGACTTTTTTTTTTAAAGTCTCAAGTCTAAATTGACGAATTATGGCAGCGAGAGATGTTTTGCAATCATCCTCATCATCGTCTTCTTCGTCCTCTTCTTCCTCATCCTCGTCTTCATCTTTATCTTTTTTAGACTTGGACTCTTCCTTTTCGTCCTCATCTTTGTCGTCTTCATCCTCATCCTCATCCTCTTCATCTTCATCTTCACCATCATCAGCTGACATTTTATCAGCTGTATTTGTGGCAGGACCGACAGGTGCTCCGATATTCGTAGCAGGACCAACAGGATGACCTTCATTTGTTGCAGGACCAATAGGCTGAAGTTTATTATCTAAAATTGGAATATTATTATCTACAATTGGTTCTTCGGCTTGTGCTACAACAAGAGCCGCATAAGCTGCCATTCTATCATCTTCTTGTGCTTTTAGATATTGTGCTAAGCCAGTACGTTCCTGATAATCCTTTACAGCCTCTTCTACAGAACTGAACTTTGGCTTATTACCAGAGACAATTGCTGACATCATTTCATAGATGCTTGGTTGGGCCTGTGTACGCTGATTGCGCGCAACCTCAACAGCAGTTACAGCACGAGCTTCTTTTGTAAGCCTCGCATTCTTTGTAACTTGTTCCTTGAGAGCCATTTGCTCAGCAAAGTCTTCAAGCCAAACAGAAGTTTTAGATGCTTCACGGCTAATCTCACCAGTTCTCTGGAATGCTCCCTTGATATCTCTCATAATAATCCTCTAATTAAATCGCTCCACGCTTACCCACGATAATTACTACTCCAATCAAAATTGTCGTTTTTCCAAATCTCAACAGGCTCGCCTACTGGGAAGCCACGATCCTGAAGCATTGGGTACCCCATGTCGCTTAGAAGTTGTGAAAGTTCGGCACGCTCTCGTTTATCAAGACTGTATTCTGAAGCTTGACGTTCAAACATATCTTCGATATCATGTCCGGCAGAAACCATGCCATTAATGCATACACGCGCAATTCTTGAAATCAATAAAGGAACCGTAATGGTAATGCCAGTAATATTTGCCGTTCCAGCTTCCTTAACCATACCCGTATCTTCAGCCCAAGACTTAGATTTCTTACCACGACCTTTGAATTTTGTTTTCTTAATATCTTCAAGACGTTTAATTAATCTCTCAAGACCATCTTCAATTTGTTCACGAGCACGCTCAGCCTTTGCTGAATCAATTTCATTTTTGAAATCCGTACGCATTGCTCTGGTAATCTCACGATCCAATGCCTCGAAATACGAGATTGCTTTTTCTAAACCTGTGGAGTCATAACCGGAATGAGAAGGAACACCTTTAAACATTCCCTTTAACCAATCCAAGAAACTAGATGGTTCCCATTTCCACAGATCAACATCAGCAGGATCTTCTCCCTGTACTTCCACGTTGTCATCATCATCCTGGATAAGAATATCCTGTGCACTTGGAGCACCTGGGATATCATCTAGAACAAAGATAATCTCATCTGGTTCTTCATCATCAGAAACCTCGATGTTATCACCAACTTCAATAGATGGGAAATTGCCCTGCATGACTGGAAGTAAAAATTCCCCCAGATTCAGTTCATTTGTATCGTACTGTTGCGCGTTCTTCTCTACCATTACAACCTCAATGTTGCTACAATACCTATTCCGAAGTATTCGTATATTACGACAAATGCTTCTGTCTTCACTTTCCACTAATTTTCATCTTGTGAATTAAACTTCCCATAAGGCTATATGTTCCATAATATAAATTCCTAGACAGATTATAGTCTGTGTAATACCCAACAGGATAAGTAAACAAACCATTTATACTACCATTGAAAATCTTAGAATAGAATGGGGCAGCTTGGAGGGCTTGTGATGCTCCTTCCCCTGGTGCCGTATCGTTATAATTACATTCAACGGCGTTATTACCTTCTAATATATGCCCCGCATAAGGGCATTGTACTGGTTTTTCTGAACTACGAAGCAGATTCCATGCAAGAAGCTTTGTATTAGCACCACTAATCATCTTCTTTTCATCATCAGAAGAATCAGCGCCCATAATATCTAGAGGAGCCATTCTATCAACGTTCTTTCCAGCACATTGACATCCAAATGGGATTGGTAATCCCAATGGACATGGAGTATCATCGTTCTTACGGATTTCTGCTAACTTCAAATGCCTCTTCATTATCCCACCTTTGTTACCAAAAGATGTAGAAGTTCTGCTCTCTTATTGGCTCTTTCGTTTCTGGTCTTCATTTCCTTACGGCGCTTTTCCAAGAAATCCTTTACACTTTTGAAGCGATCCATTGGACCATGATACAACCCACCACCCGGAGAGGTTTCGTTCGGACCCTCTTCCGTGTAGTCATAGTTTCTAAAACTGAAAGGCTGACGAACATCCATATCTATTCTTGATGTTGGAAATTCCTCTGGTTTTCTTTTCTCTTTCGGATCAGCGGTTCCTTGGAAGTATGATTGTTTTTTCACACAACTCCTTTTAATCCTACTTGTTCCCAAAGAACCTTTGGAACACCAATAACGTTCCACAGATCCATTTGAGTCATTAGATCAATTGTTTTATCTGCATCTGCTCTGGTTGCATCTGCCAACTTTCTCTTAGAAAACCCTTGAGAAACTTCTTCTTTAATCTTGTCATGATGCGCAAGTGTCCATTTAATAATATCCGGCTCTATTGTAAACCCAAGCTTTGCCGCAAGATAAATAGAACGAATAACTCGTTTTGTATCATCTCTTAGAGTAATCCTTGGTGGTAGAGGTGTTCGAATCAGCTTCTTCTTTATATCATCTAGAGCTAGGCCAGTTTGATCTACAATCTTCCTCAACGTAAGAGGAATGATTAATGTATTACAAGTAAAGTCACGACTAAATAACTCTAACTGCATCTCGGAAGGATTCTTTACACCGGCTTTCTCTAGAAAGTATTTAGCATCTGGTGAGTTATAATTGGATGAGAAGTCAAATTTCAAATTATCAATGTATAGTTGATAGTGCCCATCAGGAAACCTCATGGGTTGTACTTTGAATTCATTAGATACAAGCTCGGCCAACTGATGAATAGATTCATCACCAGAAGTGAGATCAATATCCTCAATCTTTCTGGAACGATTGAGGATTTTGTCTCTGGGCAAGCCACCAACGATATAGGGCTCTGAAAGTCCATTATCCTTTGCTAACTCTTTGATTTTGAATAGAATTTCTTTGACACCCATTATTACCTCACTTCGAGTTTAGGTGCCTTTTCAATTCTTGATGGTTGTTGAAGGTCTGCGGCCTCACCTACAGATGTTGGAGCTGAGGCTTGAGGAGCTGCAGTACCCTGCATCTTTGCCAAATCCTGTTGCTTTCTTAGTTCTTTGCGCTGCTCATCTTTTTGTTTTTCTTGTTCAAGTCTAGCGCGCAAACCGGCAGTCTCTGGGCTATTGGGTTCGCTAACCTCAATCCATTCACTTGCACCAGGAGAATCAACAGACCCCTTAATACGTGAAAGGATTTCACCAAGACGATTTCCAATGTATTGGTTTGCTTCTAGGGCCTTAGACATAGCCTCACCCAAGGATGGAAAATATGCAGCAATCCCAAGTCTATCCATCATAATATCAAGAATACCAAGCTGTCTTGACAATTCTCTCTTATTGTAAATACTAACCAACATCTCCAAACGATTTACAACATCATTTATATTTACATTCTTAAGAGCTACTTCAATTAAATCATCTGCATTATCATCACTTATTGGTTCATCATCTGGGCCAGCAGCTGGGGTAATAACCCGTTGAGCTTGAGGTAGTGGTGCCATTCTGTTTGGTATTGGAGCAGGAGGCGCTTCTTGAGCATTCTTTACAAGCCAGTATCCAGCACCAATCTTAATACGGTCTGGGTTGTAAGATGCATTAACTGGTGGGGCTGGCGGTGGAACGATTGGTGGACTAGCCGGCGCTGCAGGAGCGGTAGCTGCTTCTTCTTTCTCAATCTCTTCACGCTCTTCTACTGTATCATCAGGATCGTTAACACCACGCTTGATGTTGTCAAAGAATTCTTTAAGAAGATCATGAGTTTCCTGTTTATCTCCCTTGCCAGAATCTGCTGCAGGAGGTCCAGCTTCAGGACTGCTAACACCTGGAATATCAATTGGCGCACCAAGATCTCCAAGTTGAGCAATCTTTAAAAAGAATCCAGCCGCTTTATCTTTACCCTGTACCTTGAGGCGGTTTGCTGTACGGTAAACATGATCTTCAAACAAAGAAGATTTTACAGTACGCTTATTTGTAATTTGAATTCTACGTTTCAAGTCTTGTAAAAGTTTAAGCATCAACTCTTGATCGTCACCAGCAAAAAGTTGACCATCCATAGTCGATAATAGTTTTTCAGCAGAGTTAAGACGACCAATCAGTTTTTTACGCTGAGATTCAATAGTCTCTCGGACTTCATTAACATCATTTGGTAAATGTTGAGGTAATCCTGGTGAAACTTTTGTAGCATGTCCCTGACCATTAGGTGTTGGCATAATGGCCCTAAGAGTATTAACAGGAAGACCGCCCAATAGTGGTTCGCTGGTATCGAAAGCCAATTTGGGATACTTCTCGGGTACTCGCTCTTTATAAAATTTTAGCCATTGTTCATAGTCCATTTGTTCCCTTCGTTCCCAGTTTCCAATTACAGACTCCCTTGCCTGAGTGGAAGATTGGCCCTTTGACATAAGACCATAAATCTTTTTAGTAGCCTCTACCCAACGACTTACATCATACTGAGGTAACTGTTGCCTACTTTTAGATTGAGGATAAGCTAACTTTGGTCTAATGCTTTGTGGTACCATCTTCTTTAATGCCAAATCAACGGCTTCTATCAGCTCTAAAAGAGTACCAATAGGTGCTTTTTCTTTGTTTCTAAAAACTTCGGCAGCTAACAAGCGTTCTACTTTATCATTCAGTTTGATTTTGAAAATAAGATTGAGAATTTCTGGAACATGATTACGAATCATAAAGAACTTATTCTGATTCTCGTCATTATCTATACCAAGATGTGACATAATCTCAAAGTCAGCAAGTACTCCATCCTTTACATCTTTGGGAAGAAATGTACAGTTGTTTGAGTCAAGCTGTTTTTTTAGGTGATCATTCATTGTCATCTTCGTCATCGAAAGCACCTTCTTCTAGAAATTTAGAATCCATTTCTTGAATGTCATCCTGAAACTTATTCAATGATTTAGTTTCTTTATCGATATCGCGAGTTTCTGGCAAATGATATACGTCCTTTGCTTTTAACCTACCCATCTCTTCTGCCAACATATCCATAAAGACTGATGTGTGCTCAGGACCCATCCTCTCAAGAACACGCCGAATAGCTTCTTGAAAAGCCACAGTTTGTTGCTCAACCATCTGTACCGTATATGTATGTTCTATCCTAATATCAGGTTTGTCATTCTTGATCTTATCAGCTTTCTCAATAGCAATCATTAACTGTTCCATGTACTTCGTAAATACATAGTCAGTTCTAGTATTTTCAGGATCGCTTTGAATTAAATCAAATAATTGTTCAGCTCTCTTTTCAAGAATAGTTACAACTGCATTGAGTTTATCAATGTAATTTATTTCCTTTTCAACACCTTCAAGAACACGTTCTTTCCATGGGGTCGTATTTAATAAAGAATCGGCAATTTTCTTATCTAATTTAGAATCAGTATCTCGCTGAATAATCTTTTTGACATATCCATTATGATCAGCATAGGAGTCTAAGAACTCCTGCAATTGGGTTGTAGGAATTCTTAGATGTCCTTCGTCTGGTTTTGGATATTTATCTTTGAGATAGTTAGAAACAAGCTTTGGACTCTCTCCGCTAACAAGCTTTGATATTATAGTTTTGATTTCTGGATGATTCGCGATCTTTGTAAAGTCCGTAGCCATTCATACCTTCCTCAATCAAGATTCAGTTCTGCTAATGGAGTTCCGCCAACCGCATCTGGATCTGGGTTTCTATATCCACTGCCACCTTTAAGAAGGTCAGCTGTGGTAGATCTTCCCATTATTCTAGAGTAAGGAGGCCAGAATCCCTGGTCGGATGACCACTTATTCCAATCAGCCTTTACCTTATTATTATGCTGCTCTTTAGCAATCAACTGCTTTAGCAAAGCTTGCATTACTCCTGAAGGAATATATGCATCAGGGAACTTGGTCATGATTCCGTTTCTGGGATTATTCAAAAGGTCATCAATAACTTCTTGCGGGGTTTTCTTTCCCTTAAGAACGTCTTGAGCACCACCAGCCAATCCACCAAACAGTCTCTTACGAATTACATCACCAGAACCCTTAATTTCATTCCAAACATTCTCGGTAAGTTCCGCAGGAACACCCTTTGCCATCAGTTCAACCTTGAGGTTATCAAGATCTTGTCCCTTATCCATTCTTGATTTAACAAAAGAGATAAGCTTTGCAGGCGCATTAATCTTTGGAGTTCCACCATGAATTTGATTCATTTCAAGAATTGGTTCTAACTTCCATTGGAATTCAGGACCAAACTTTGCTTTACCTTCTAGGTAATGATTTGCATACTCTTCTGGATTTGAAAGAATTGTTTTGAGTTGCTTTCCATTAATTACTGTATTTGGAACCAAATCTTCGAACCTAAGAAAATCAACTTTATCAGGTCTTAGATTTAGAGTTGAAGCAATTGTTCCTTCCCAATCAGGACCGGTTCCGAACAACTTTCTAAATGGACCAACTAATCCACGATCTTCGAATATGTTATTCCAAATCTCTTCAACTGCCTTCCTATCCTTCAATTTCTGTTCCTTTACTTTCTTATCCTCAGTTTTTCTAGGAACATCTGGTAGAGGGTGATCTTCTGAGACTTCCTTGATTGTCTCAAGATAGAACTCAGGATCATCCCAGAGAGTTGCTAAAGGTTGTCCAGTTACCTTGTTCTTGGGAATCTCATGAATTAATAGAGAAGGCTTCTTTCCGCCTAGAGTTCTAGCACGCTTAGCATCTTCCTTTACAACTGCATCAATCTTCCCAATCTCTTGCAGCTTCTCTGCAAATCGAGCCAATGATATAACATTAACGTTATCAAACATTGGAGGAAGCTTCTTCTCCTGAAGAGCCTGATTGATTGATTGCTTATTAAGTTCTGTCAAAGCTTCACGTTTTATTTCAGCAGCTTTTGCCTTATCATTTGATCTTAGACCCTTTCTAGCGGCCATAAGATCCTTCTCTGTCAACATAAACTGCTCTTTCTTAGTTTTGATAGTTGATTTTAGAAGCTCTTCTGGATTGTCAAGTTGTTCCTTAATCTTTGCAGCCATTTCCAATTTGGTCTGAGCTTGTCTACTCTTTCCACTGGCTTCTAACTTGCTAGACTCTTCGAACAATTCATCAGCCTTACCACTAAGTTCAGAAATTCTCTCTTGCAAGAACTGTTCAGCATGCTCTTGAATATAATTCTCAACAATCGTGTTAAGAAGTCCTCTAACAGCTGTGCTACCCTCACCTCTAAGGAACAAAACATCAAGTTGTTTCCTTATTTCAGGGGGAAGACTAGAATAAACAGCAGGAACTTCAGTACCAGTAAACTTGAACTTCTCCATCATAGAGGAATACTGTCCACCATCTCTTGCCCAGATTTCCTTCGCTCTCTTCTCTAATTCTTCAATCTCAGAATCAGACATTGCTAATCTATTTAGAGTTTGATAATTACTCCAATTGAAACGCTTTCCTTGACCTTGTGGTCCAGTTTCTTTTGGTAACTCGGTAATCATTGGCGTAGGTGATGGAGTTTTTACTCCACCCTTCTCCGCAACAGTAATCCAATCAACACCAGAAGGATCTTTCTCATAAGCTCCAATAAATCCCTGAGCATTCATTTTTTCATTGATGAGTTGCTTAACGAAAGCATAGCTATCCTCTTTCTTTCCAGCTAATCTGAATTCCTGAATCTTATCCTTAACGGATTGATCTGCGGCAATTTCGGACTTAACAGCTGCCAAGACCTTACCCCACTCCTCTGGATCGTCCAATGGAGTAACAGGACCCTTTACTGCTGGAGGTTTTGGTGTGTCCCCAAACATTTCAGTCAACAAACTGAAAGGTGCTTCTTCTTCAGGAGCTGCTGGTGCTGCAGGAGCCGCAATTGGTTCATTTACAAATTCCCAATTAGCTACCGGAACAGCTTTAGGAGTTTTAGCCTTTGGCGCAGGTACTACTGGAGCCTTTGGTTGCTGCTTAATTGTGACCGGTTCTTCCTCTTCTTCCCAATCAAAAGTTTGTGGATCTCTAACTGTTTGAGGAGATTCTTCAACAAATTCCAATGGCTCATCAATAAATTCTAAAGGTTGAGTCCCGAAAACTGCTTGTTTTAAAACACTCTTCAACTCATCAAGTGTTGATGTTTTGACATATGCCAGTTTCTGGATTGCTTTGCCACTAACACCAAGTCTAGCCATTACTTTTAAATGATCTTGTACCAGAGAGTTCCACCCCAAAGCTCTTAGTTGTGGAAATAAAGATTCTGCAACCTTTACTTCTCCATCTTCACCAAAAGATGCAGTCTTGAACTTGTTATTTAAATCAGTTATCAATACAGACTTAATCTGCTTGTCGGTAAGACCTTCACCCTTAGCCTTTGCAACGGCTGCTTTTAACAAATGAGGAGCAAGTTCTTGAACAGCGCCAAGAGCAACAGCTGCCAAACCCTGACGGTTTGCAGCACTAATCATAGTCTTAATACTAGGAGTAAATTCTGTATTACTAAAAGGACTAATCTCATTTTCTAAGCTTTCTGGAACAATCTCTGTAGAAGATTCATATGGTTCAGCTCCTAGAAATTCGCTTTCAAGTTTGGAAAGGTACTTAATACCAAGGCCAGCGTGCTTTAAAGCTGCCATATGATCTGCGATAAGTTCTGACCAACCAGCGGCTGCAAAAGCATCAAAAAGCTTTACTGCTTTATGATATTCTTCTGCACTTTCATCATCGGTTAAAACAGAAATTATCTGAACTCGTGAAGGATTTTCAAGAGTTTGAATAGTATTGTTGAACTCATCAGCAGAAGCTACATCACTAAGAACCTCTCCAATCTCAGAGGTGGATAGACCATCTTGTTGAGCATGATCAATAGCCTTATCCAACAATTCAGGAGCAAAATCTCTAGCGGCTTTAAGAGCCACTACAATCTCATTACACATTGCATACTTCTTAAGATGATAGAGATCACCATCACTTGCATATCGACCCATCAAAGCTTGACGAGTTTCAAACAAAGAAGTTGATTGGTTTCTAGCATCTCCAAGCTGACGGGTTTGGTTCTCTACGGAAGTACCTGGAACTTCATTACCTTTTTGAGTGGTATAACCAGCTTTAAAATCATACACAATACCAGTAACAATATCCTGATAAACATGATCTGTAATTCTAGTCATCTGACCACCTGGACGATCCGGTGGGTAACGAGTCTGAAGAGGTGCTTCTAGCGGACGATAACGCTTTACTTGCTGAGCAACTGCTTTAGCCTGTTCCTTTGCATTGTTCATGTCAGCATGAGCTTTTCTCGGATCTTCGTAAGCTTCTTCACGACGAGATGACCGACGCTTTTCACGAAGACGATTAATCTCGTCATCTGTAACTTTGCGCGATTCTCGTGCAGCATTCTTGGGAGCAGCAATTGAGAGCAATAACTCGTCCAATACAGATGCCTGCTTCTTTAGAATAGGATCTCCACTCTGATCGAATGCAGTTGCCAAAGCGGCAATCTCATCCAATTGCTGAGCAGTGATACTGAACTCGGCGTTATGATCCATATCATCAGCTACGCCTTCAAGTAATGTTGATGCTGCTGCAATTGCAGTTGCTACCTTTTCAAATGCTTCCGGACCTTTGATTGATGCATTGACTAAAAGATCATCACTGCTCTTCTCTAGCTTACGAGCTAGAACTCTCAAATCCATTGATATGGCCATTATGCTCCTTCAGGGAAGAAAATCTTGTGAGTCATGAATTGTGGAGTATCGCGAACAGGAGTTGATGCAACTCTTTGCATCTCAGAAATATTCGCTTTAGGATCCTTGCCAGGCTCATAGATATTCATCATCATGTGCGCAATTGCTATACGCTGAGTATGAGGATCAACCTCACCCAAAACATTGATTGCATCCTCTGCTCTTAGGTAATTACCCTCAGCAATGGATTGCTTAACAACATCTAGAAGTTCTGTTGGTTTCATGTCATAGCATGGTGATGCCGTAGCTAGCGCACGCTTATTACCACCAGTACCTGCAGCAACAACCTCATCAATAGCTTTCTTGCTAAATGCTGTAACAAAACTGTCAGCATAAACAACCTTTGGAGGTATTACCATTGTTCCGTTAATTTCGACCGGAACCTTCAATCCAGTTCCAGTTCCAATTGCAACAGCATAGAAGATCTTATCTTGCTCTACATCCGCAACCTTAACCTGAACACTCTTGTACCCAATCTCGGCCAGCTTTCGAACCAACATGGAACGACCAGCCTCAACAATACGATCACCGTGGACAAAACGAGCTACACCATCTGGTTTACCAAGAGTTTCAGCAAATCTGCTCTCCTCATTAGATGCCATCTTTGGTAACTGTACATCTGGAGTCTCTTTATCAATCTGGGTGTACAGAATAGCGTTTGGATCGTGTAGACGAGTTCCCTGCTCAGAGGCAACCTTGATAGCAGCCATCTCAACTTCATTAGCGATATCAGCTGAGCCATTCTTTACTTGCTCCAAAACATCGAGAAGTTTAGAACCATCAACTCGGAAAGCCTTGCCAGCCGTTGCCTTGAGATGAGTGCTGTAAGCACTTTTCTCGATATCCTGAAATCCAAATCTGGACAAGAACAAGGATGGTAGGATGGCCTTTCCTTCCTTTAGCTCAACAGGAATTAGAACATTAGAAACACCAAGAGGTGTTTCATGAACTGCCTGAACAATGATAATATCCTTACGGCCAGCGAACGTCTTGATGTCTTTTGGTTGAATTCCAGCTTCTAGAAGTTTTGCATAAGTCGCACGTTGAGCACGCTGTGCATCCGCTTGAGAGTATAGCTGTTCAGTTGGGTTTTCTGACATTGCGCCAGCTAAAGCGTTTGCCAAAATAGGATCAGAGAATTTTGCATAATCTCTATCCAGTGATTGACCTTCGTCAGCATAACGTTCGAAAGTCTTTGGCTTAACCTCGGCATGCTTTCCAAGTTCATCAGAAAATACCTGAGAAAGTTTGGAGTGAGATGCAAAGAAGCGTTCGATAATTCCACGGAGTTCGTCACGGGAAATGAAAGTTCTATCCGAAGCCATCTTAGTCAAAACATTTGAAGCATTGACAAGAGGAATATCTGTTGGACGGGTAGACGCTTCTCTACGAGCTTTTGCAGCCAAAATAGGAAGTGCAAGTTTTTCATTAGCCTCGACTGTTCCGGCTACTTTATTGATCAATGAAGTAATTTCGTGTAGATCCATAGTATTTTCCTCTTACAAAGTTTCGGAATCCTTTGACTCGTCTTCCCAGTCTTCCTCGGTTACGCCTGCTACCTTGGTAAGTTCTGGGAATCTTTGAGCAATATGTACGCGGCCAGCTCTATTCACTGTATTCAAAAGCAATTCCTGGAATCTTTCATCAGACGCAAGCTTTTGAGGAATCCAACGGCCAGCGATGTTAAATTCGCTTTCAGGAATACCAAGCTGCTCTGAAGACAAAGAAACCAACGGCTCTCCCTTGTAATAGAAGTGCATCGCTGTTTTATCAGGAATTACTTCCCATACCTTCTTGGTACTAGATTCAGTCTTTAGTAAAGACCCGTCATCGCCATATAATGCTACAATCACGGGACCATCACTACCATCCTCAATCTTCCAAAGCTGATCCGTATCTTCGTTTTCTCTAAAACGAACCAGATCATAAGCAACCCTTTCAATACGATGTTCTACATCTCTGAGACGGTAGGTTTGCTGTGGAACAACCCTCTCAGCTAGGTGATCAAAGTTAATTGTGAACTTATCCTTCATTGATTCTCCCATGTTTATAGCGGACAGGCAACTGCGCTAAAACCATACAAAAGTAGTGATAGAAGCAAAAACACAAAAGCCCACGGCTAGGTGGGCTTATAGTTTAGCCGCACAAAAGCCGAGTTCAGTCATATTGAGCATGTATCTCAGCTATCTGCGCGATTATTGATTGAATGTCTTTATCTTGATCTGCTAAGCTTCCTTTTTGCCATTTCTATTTAGCCCGTCTATCACGTTTATATTCATTCAAACAATTCTTACACCAGCTCTCTAACCCGCTACTTGTCTTTTTACTAATCCTAAATTTATCAAAATCTAAAATCTCATGGCATTTTGTACATTCTTTCTTCTTATTATCTATATCAAGAAACGTTTTCTTTACTTCTTCTTTCTTTCTAGACTTTGGATAAAGATTACCTTTTTGTTCCATTAAAGTTTTTCGACGATGGCATACAGCGCAAAGAACCTGGCATTTTGAAATCTCATTCATTAACCTATCGACTTTAGCACTCTTAAGCTGGCATACATTAACATCCTTTAATAAAGGATCTATATGATCAAATTGCATGTTAAATGGTTCATATTGCTGCCCACAATATGAACACGGAACCGATTTAGCTTGATTAATGATGTCGATGTTTCGTTGTACATATGGTGAATATTTATTTACCCCTTGATCATCAAGACGCCTTTGTGTTCTTCGGTTATGACATAATAAGCAAACAAGCTCGCATTTTTCCATCTCTTCAAGTATCTTTTCTTTTGTAGCATTATGAACAACCATACGAGCTACATTTTCAATTTTATCATCGCCAATATGGTCATAATCCATACAAGATGGCTCAAGTACCTGACCACAATCAGTGCAAGGAATTCCAGATTTTATTGAACGAAACCACTGAACACGTTCACTGCGGCGATTTTTGTAACCTTCTCGATAATCATAGTTTTGTTGATATTTACTCTTACATTCTTTACACCAAGATCCATATCCTGTAGATGAACTACCAACTTTTGGAAAATCATCTACTGATTTAGTTATACCACAACGAGCACATTGAAGATGTTCAAATTTTGGTTTCGATTTTTGCTTTAACCGATCCCGATACACCTTTTGACAAGATTTACAGTAATTCTGTAAACCATCACTCGATCTTTTATTATTAGCAAAAGCATCAAGTGCTTTCGCTTCCTTGCATAGTATACACTGTTTCATACTCAATATATTTCAACGGCTTACGACTCTCGACCAAAAACCATCTTTTATTGCCGTTTATTGCCATTGTCTCAATCATACTGAGCGTGGATTTCGGCAATTTGTGCTATGATTTCCTGTATTTGTGAGTCTTGGTCTGCCAATCTGCGCAATTTTTTCTTAGCACCGCCGTATACGCGCTTCCCATTTCTATAATCACAATTACCATTAACACTTTTGGTAATTGAACTTTGATTGACATTCAGTTGTTTAGCAATTTCAATTTGAGTAAACCCCTTAGCCAAAAGTTCTATAACCTGGAACTGCCGTTCTGTTAGATTTTCCTTGGCAAGCCTCCAGAACTCTTTGTGGAGAGACTCCTTTAGATCTATTAAGTTTTCCTTATCTTCGGGTTTGTAATTTTCAATCAAACCTTGGGATTCGGAAAATTCAGCCATCATCTCATTCGAATATGACTGTTCTGCAAATAAATGTTGATAATTGTTAGATCGATTAGATTTTCTACCCATTCCTCTCTCCAAAACCTTTTATTGTATCTATAACATACTTGACGTATTCAGTATCATTGGAGCCTCGGAAAAATTCATCAATATCCTTAAACCCCTTTGGAGGAGATACTACTTTGATGTTTGCAACATCTTTATATCTATCCTTCACTCTTTTCTTTGCCTTCTGTCCAGCTTCATCATTATCAAACATCAGAACTATGTTATTTGTATATCGGTGTAGTTGAAACATTTGATACCTAGACATATTAGCCCAACCAAATGCAATCGCATTACTAATACCATGAGCATGTAGTGAAATGCAATCAAACTGACCCTCTACACCTATAACGAAATCGTTTTCAATTATTGAATCTTTGGCCTTATCCAATCCATAGATGTACAAGTCTTTATTACAACCTGTACTATACTTATATTTATGTATCAAATTCTCTTGACGTTCTGTCTCTGTAAGAAGACATCGGCCTAAGAAGGCTATAATATTTCCATGAACATCTCTAAATGGCATGATCAAGTTATGATCTGAGAAGTGTCCATGTGGAGCGATACCACCAGCTAGAAACTTTGGATAATACAAGTTTAAAGATTCAAGATCTTTTCTACCAATCATATCAGTAAGATCTGAAATCCGATCATCAGATGGGAAGTATCCAAACTCCCAAATCATTTGATCTCGTTGATCTAACCTAGAGTTAATGTAACGTCTAGCTCCGCGAGCCTGTTCAGATCCAGCTAATAGATGTTGACAGACTCGAAGAACCTTTTTAAGTATACGTTGCTTCTTTTTAAATTCAGATAAAGAGGTCATCCCTCATCAGCTCTCCTTTGAGCTTTCAAATTAACCTTGATCATTTGTTCGAACGGTTTTGCAAGGTTATCGATCTCTTTACCACAGAAGGAGCAGACAAGGTTCTCGCCCTTTTTATCCAGTTCAGGTGGACCCTCCTTCGTACATGAAGGACATTTAACAGCCCATGCCAACTTCTTCTTTTCATTTCGCCGAACTTGACCATGAGAAATCATCTGACGACGCATGAAAACTGAAATATTACCAACAGGCTTACCGCACTCTGTACAATAAGCTGTTAAAGTATCCTTATCAACAACAGGCCGCATTTCTTTTCCACAACCTTTGTTGTCACAAAATGATCTAAAATCCACCCTTACTCCTAACTTTGAACACCAGAGATCTCTTCGGGTTCTGTACTTTCTTTATCTTTCAATACTTCAATTATGTTATCAACACTATCAGGATATGATACATTGATAACTATCGTATGACCGCCCATTGGTGGGACACCAAAACCAGCAACTCTAATCGTATCTCTATGTCTTGTCTTTGGTTTAATTACTAATGTTTTTTCGCCCTTAATCGTACGAACCTTTCTCTTTGTTCCTTGTAGGGCTTCTAACAAATTAAGCTCTATTACTGATATAACATCACCGCCACTAAGTTGCATATCGTGATCAGGTATTACTGAAATAACAACGATAACATTGTCATAAATGTTAAATGAAGGATTATAATTTCCTTTACCATTCAAAATCAGCCTAACACCAGATTCCATCCCAGGAGGAATCGTTACCTTCAAAGTGTCAACACTTTTCCGAGTTCCTGAACCCTTACACTTATCACATATAGAATTGTTTGTTATGTATCCAGTTGCCCCACAAGTAGTACAAGGAAGTTCATGATCATCTGATCCATACTTACGATGCCCATGTCCTCCGCACTTAGAGCACATCACTTTGTTGGATGATACCTTACCACCAGTACAAGCTTCACACTTGATAGTTCTCTCATAAATGATTTCTTTAATACCACCAAGAACAGAAACATCAAAAGGAATATCTGCATGAACAATTATAGGTTCACTTCTAAGCTGTGATGGTCTGCCAAAATTAACATGAAAGTTCATTCTGCGCCTAAGCTCTTCAGCGAAGTGCTCACTATGATCGTAGAACTCTGAAGAAACATTAAATGGTTGAGGGGTTGTTCCGTGTTTCTCAATCAATTGATAAGCTGAATTGATATCTTTAAACTTCTGCTCAGCACCCTCTGAAGAGTTTTTATCAGGATGATACTCAGAAGCTTTCTTTCTAAACGCCTTCTTAGCTTCTTCTTTCGAGGCTCCTGGTTCTATCCCTAATAGATTGCATGCATCTTGAATATTCATATCTTACCTAAAGATCTTAGCATTTGATTACCCTCGACTCTGAAATTCTGGAGTAACATCGTACTTTTCAAATAAAGCCTCCAACTGCTTGGTAAGCTTACCACTATATTTTGGTACTTTTTGTTTTCCAGCAACAACTTTAACTAACTTATTGTACGAAGACTTCATAAGTTTTGGATTCCTCGGTTCCTCTGTTGGATGAATCCATTTCTCTTCTGAATGTATTTTATTATACTCAAGATAATCGGCAAGATTCCTTAAAAATGAAACTATATCAGTGTGTTTATCACCACCATACCGTTTGAAAACATTTGTAATCTTTCCTTCAATTGAGTTTGCTTGTTTATGCAAAACCCCACGGCACAAACCTTTTCCAGTTTCATCTGGTAGTTCTGATTTTAATCGATGAAAATGATCCAGTGTCATATCGGTAATTAAATATTCTTTACCAAAAAGTGGACATTTTCCTCCTTGCTCTTTAAACCATTTCTCTCTAAGAGCTGGCAGGTCTTTTTGTTTGAGTTGTCTTAGAACCATAAACAGTTCTATAACAAAAGAAAAGGGACAGTTCCTAAATTGGAACTGTCCCTTTTAAGCTAAGAAGATTCTAAGCTATTTACTGATTACTCAGCTTCGCCTTCAGTAGGGCGCTGGAAGGAGTAATCCTCTTCCTCAGGCTCCTCAAGATTAGAGGGTGCCTCTCCTTTGGCATCTGCCTTCTTCTGAACAGCGCCATCCCAACCAAGATCACGAAGACGCTTCTCAACGGTTTCCGGCTTTGGACATACACAAGCCCGCTGAAGAACCTTCTCCAAAACTTCCTGACCACCAGCATCTTCGATCAGTTTCAAATCTTCTTCATCGAGTGGGGAAACATCTCCAGCAACTACAGAGTAGAAACCGGTTGCAACCTTAGACTTCGGATCAAATTTGATCGAGATGTCGAAATCGCGAGGAGTAACCTTCTGGCCTTCCTTGCGCATCGAATTTTTAACCTCATTATTTGTCTCAATCTGCTCGGCTGTGAGCTGAGAAAGATCAACCAACTTCAAAGGTTCGTCCTTATCATTACGGTCAATTGCAACGACCATATTACGTTCCTTGCCCTCAAGGCCTAGGTACTTATAAACAGGACACTCTTCCAGAGTAACTGCAGGATATGCGGTACGTACACGATCACCAAACTTACCCTTAGACTTTGGACCTTTCCACTTAACCTGACTATAACCACCAAGACCAGTCAAGATACGGATGGTGTTAATACCAGGCTGCATTCTCATATAAGGAATGCGCGGAAGATCACTATCAAACTGACGACCCTGACGCTTTGGGGTTGTTCCAAACGGACGGATTCCTACGAACGGTGTGTTGTTACTCATAATTATTCTCCTTGCGGTTTTTGATACGTTGTGTTTTCTATGCGAATGATTCTGTGCCACGGAATTTTGCGGTTAACCGCTTGAGGTTCCGTTTTTGCACTTGTTGTTGCATGTGGATCTTTTACTAATTGACCCGCTTGTGTTTTTGAGAGTTGAAAACCCCTCAGTTCCAAAATAGCCCCACCTTCATTCAAGTCTTTACACTTGTAATAAGCAAAGCCATCTTTCTCTGTTGAATCTTCAGCTACTACTAGATATATCGGCTTATTCACCGATCTATCTACTACTTTAGGTGTAAATGACATTATTCGTCATCCTCTTCTAAGTCATCATTTTCATTGGACTTACCTTTTATTTCACTGGCAAGTTCAATGCCTGCCGCGGAAACAACTAGATCCAATTCTGCTACGCAATCCTCACCTCCAAAAAGGTGATTTTTCTTGACCTTTGCCACGGTCGTAATTCCGTACTTGTTTTTTTGCTTGTTCCTAACACGGGTGAGCGTAGCTTTCCTCGACATTTCTAAAATAAGCGAACTTAAATATTCAAGTTCTGCTCCACCCTTTTGAACATATCCGGATTTCATAAATCCGATATTTGCATACACCTGATTAATACACAAGATTGCAATAGTATAATTACCATTAGAATCTCTGAATTTCTCCATCAACTGATTGAATCGACGAATAGCCCAAGAAACTTCTTTTGCTGTAACGCCAGGCTGTTTACTGTAATCATCATTCTCTTCATCTTCGGCTGAGTTAATAGATGCACCAACAGAGTCCCAAACAATAAGAATTTTTTGTTCTGGATCCATTTCCTTAGCTGCTTTTACATAAGCTACTACTTGCTGTACGCCTTCAAGAATGTTACGACTAGGAGCTACAGGAATTTGAGAAGGATCTCCACCCATACGATCCCTATACCTTACAGAATCGAACTTACCCTCTGCATCCCATAATATCACAAGAGTTCCACCCTCTTGTGCTGCTTTCATAATAATCATTGCTGATGTGCTTTTTCCAGAATCTGGTCTACCAGCAATTTGTACAATGCGCCCAAATGGCAAACCTATAAGACCAGTTAATGGTTTCCAAAACTGGTTAATCTCCGAAGAGCAAATATAATCTTCTGGATTTTGTGAAAGAGCAATCTCATCACCAGACTTCATCCTGGCTGAGATACCTTTCTTTTTCTTATCGAAACGACCTTGTGCTTTCGCTACAAGCTCAGCAACGTTAAGAGGGGCTTTCTGTGATTTCTTTTTAAGCGTTGATTGAATCAACGCTTCGGCTTTGTCAAGCTCATCACTTAAAACATCTGATACCTGTTTCTTCATTATACTCCTTTTTTGATTGACCTGAATGTGAGATGCGCTTCTTTAAGTAGAGCGTGAATGTTACTGAGTTGTTTGTAATCTCTCTCAGCGATGTTTTGCTCATTGGATATGCGCCTCACTTCTTCGTCTTTATTTACTAGGTTTTGAACCAATGCATCTGTTGGCTTTTTATCAGCTGGGGTCTGTTTAATATCAGCAAATGCCTTGGCCTTTGCGAAATCTATATCTCGCTTCAATGCTCTCGATCTAAGATCGGCAGCAGCAAGATCTGCCAACAAAGAAGCTTGCGCTATCAAGCACATAGCTGCCATGTTAGGCGCTTCATCTTCATCAAAAGTGCCAGAAGCTAGGGAATCTAGCTGAAGCAATACCGCGTGGTATTTCTCTGTAAAGTTCCCTAACAACTCATCAATCTTCTCAGTTTGACCTGGAAGAGGTGGAATTTGTTCAGTCTGATCTATCATTTGGCCTTACCTCTCTTGGAGTTACTCTTTAACTGAGTTTTCCTTGAGCTGCTCGACCTCTTCTTTTAACAACAGAATCTCTTTCTTTAAACCTTCTACCTCAATAACTTTTTCAGTAATCTCTTTTTCTACTTCAGAAACAAGAGACTGCATTTGTTCCTGAGAAATTCTAAGATGTTGATTAACTTGAAGACTTACCAAAAAGGTAAAGACTTCCATTGAAGAATACTTCTTATGCGGAGGTTTGACGAAAAGGATCACTCCAGCTTCATTAGTTTCAAAGTGATCCTGAAATAAATCTTTGCCTTGGAAGTTGGGTCTATTATATCCCTCACAAATAATCTCATACATCTTTCTTTCATCTGGTGTCATCCAGACTTTCTTATTATCAATGATGTGAATATTTGGAGTGAAGGTAGCAGCTGGCTTTCCCATTTAGACTCTTTCCTTTACCTTGAAATTACCACGACTTCTAACTGATCTGATAGCAAACAAATTATCAGCTCTTCTTTGATTAATAATGTTCTGTTGAGAAATAATTCTTTCAACATAAACTGTTGGAGAAGATATACCTAATGTTGCTATCTCGATACATTGAGCAATGGACTCTTCATTTAAACCAAACTTCTTTCCCAAAACTCTGAACTGCTCTATCTCTTCCTTGGTAACAGGCGGCTTGGTATCAAGATCAAATTTCTCAGGATCAAGCCCTTCTGTTAGAACCTGAATCAATTCCTTCTGCTCATCTGTTACAGAACACTCTTTGTTTCCTGAACAGATTGATTCCATCTCTTCAAGAGCTATAAGATCTTCTCTTCTTGATGAAAGCTCTTCTTCAGATAATTCTGAACTTTCATTCTCTAATTCCAACCTAGCACGTTCGGCAAATGTCAATACGTACTGACTTATGGCTTTAGATATGTCATTGAAAAGTGGGTGATCGTATTTATTACCGTGTCTGTTTGATTCACCATAAACCCAAGATTTTAATTCATCCAAAGCATCCCTAGTCCACGCACCACTCTCAACAAACTCCCGAATATACTTATTTGCATATTCGGATGCTCTACCATATGAAATATCATGTTTCAGAAGAACAGATATCAAATCTTGTTTTGCTAAAGATATTTTATCATTCAAATCCATTAACCCCTCCTAAAGGAGCCTGAACCTGATTTGAAATTATCCTGCGCACACTCACGCTTATACTCTTCACATTTTACTTCAAAAGACTTGATAGCATCAATCTCGTTCTCTTGATTTTCATAATCAGCAACAACGCTTCCAATTTCTTCTTCTGATATACCTTGAGAAGCAAGTTTTTTTAACTCCTCATATTCTATCACATCAATACTTTTACTTCCAATTCTTTGAATAACCATATTATCTCCTAAATGCTCCACCACCGCCAGAGATTGCATCTTGCGCCTTTAGTTTTTTAAACTGATCTCTTTGTAGATATGCTCGACCTTCAGCTGTCTGAGATAGCTGAACCTCTTCTTTTAATGGAGCTGTTTGTCCTTTTGTAAGAAGATTTTCAACGTCTCTTGGATTGATAGCTTGTGACATATCAGTAATTCCACCAACTGGAGTTTCAGCGAAAGGATTCAGACCAGCAGAAGCCAATGCCATCATAGTTCTCTGGTCTTCAATATCTGGAGAAGCATCATCTGATAAATTTATTGTAGTATCATCACCATAAGGATCGCCAACCCCTTGAATCATAGAGGCATATTCTGCTAGCTGAGAATTACCACCATGCTTAAATTTAGCTAACTTCTCACCACGAGCAACTAGATCAGCTGCATTATTTCTCTTGATGAATTCATTGTACGTAGGATCAACCTTCATGTTAGATTCATCAAAATCTTCAGATGATCTTCTTTCACCACCCTTACGATGGAACTTCTCAACAGGTTCAGCAGAACCCATTTTCTGAAATCGATAATTGGATAATAGCCAGCCAGCAACACCCTGCGGATCATTTGGCATCCGAGTCATTGCATCAGCTAATTCTTGTAAAAGATCCTGAGATACCTGATTCATAATCTCGCCATCGCATGCTGGGCACCTGTTTAACTCAAGACACTTAACCCAAGCTGGTGGTATTTCAACACCACAATTCATACATCTCATATTAAATCCTATTACTTTCTTTTACTTTCTTTTATATTAGCCTTAGCACTATAAGGCCTTAAATTTTCCAAAGCCCAACATAATTTGAAGTTTAGATGATCCATTGAATCATATATCAAATCCCTCTGTTGAATAATATGATCAATTTGCCAAGTCCAAGTATTCTGATTATTATCATCCCACGTTTCAGGATCATAAACTCCCCAATTATCCCAATTCATCCATGGTTCAAATAATGATTCTAAATGAAATCTAAGATCACTAATGGTGTATGGTAATTTTGAAAGTATCGACCCATCTTTCTCAAATCCATTTCTATGTAACGCACAATAAACCGCATTCCTAACCCTGCGTCTTATACGTAAATTCAAATCATTTTTCTTTTTATCTTCATATATTTTTCTATTTTCTTTTATCTTTTCTTTATTTTTAGCACGATATTCTTTATGATACTTTGCATATTTATCTTTATGCTTTACATAATTACTATGAGCTTTTTTAGAAATAAGATCTTTATTACGTTCAATATATAATTTAATTTTTAACTTAATTTTTTCTTTATTATTATCATAATATTCTTTTCTACGTTTCTTAATCGCATCTTTATTGCTCTCAATATATTGTTTATTTATTTTCTCGTAACCAATTTCACGACATACATCACAATATTTTTTATACGAACTAATTATTTTATTACAAATTGTACAAAACTTTTCTTTCTTTATTCTTTTTCTTTGTTTTGTCCGTTCTCTATCTTTTTTCCTAATAATATCTATGTTTCTTTTTCTATATTCTGCTTCTTTTTGCAGAATACTCTCTTTATTAGCTAAATAATAAGCCTTATTCTTCTCATTAATAACTTTTTTGTTATTTTTACGATAAATAGCTTGTTTTTTACAATTACACTCTTTGCATGTTGCACTGTTCTTGCGAAAACACTCATCAGATTTATTATTCAAACAAACTTTGCAAATCTTATCCATACTAATATATTACAAAATGTATAGATTATAATATAATAGTACAACAATTCAGGTTGAATTTAACATTTTAATGCATGAACCCATTGAGGTGGGATATCAGCACCACATGTCATACATCTCATATTTTTCCTTAATCTTCACGCGATTCAATAGATTCTATATCCTCTAAATCGTTGACAGTGGATAATCCATCTCCCAACATTTCATCTTCCAAGACATTAAGCATTTCTTCGGGTTCCATCTCTTCGAGATCTTTAGCTTTTGCTTTAGCCCTTGGCATTTTAACCTTCTTAGATTCTCGATCCGTAGGTAGACTTGGAGGAGCTTTGTAATCCAATATATCAGATAGTACAAAGGATGTTGATACTTCATTTTCCCACTGAAAAGAACCCAAGAACCTAACGGCAATGCCTGAAACAACATCTTGCCTGTTACCAGAGAGTTCTTTTAGTCTTGTTTTCATTCCGTCCCAAGCTTCCGGGAAGCAAAGGAGGCTCGATTCATCACCCCAAGGATCTTGGATCGTTAGTCTTGCCATCTCTTGTCCAAAGATAGGAGAATCCTCTTTCTTAACTGTAAAACTAAAGACAGAGGTAACAACGCCTTCTAGTGGTCGAATCTTGTGGTTACCAAGATAATGGGTATTAGCTTTTCGATTAGTGCGCTCATCATCACCAACACTCTCCCATGGGAACATCTGTTTAAGAGCCTCGAAAGGTACGGTCTTCTTCCTATCAAAGAATCCTTGATACCTTTCAAAGATATCTCCAGAGATACCCTCTCCCATGTAATGCTCTTCCATTGCAAACATCTCTTGCACTGTCCAAGGCTTCTCCTTAGGGAATGGATACTTAAACTCAGCTAGATGTTTCTCTATACGATCCTTGGGAATAGCAGGTACTTCATGTCTATTTCCAAAACCATCCTTCCAGAACTCACCGGAATCATCCGAACCTTTGGTGTAGAAGTTTGACTTAGCCCAATCTTTCTCCCAAGCACGTTCCATCTTGTCCATATGGCTTCGAAGCTTTGCTCTATAATCAGAAGCGTAATGGAACATAGTCTTACGATCCATTCCGAAATCATCAAGAGAACCCGATGCCGCCATTGCCTGGATACTTGTAGACCGAACCTTTGATGAATCCGTTCGGTAAATCAAATCCTGATAATCTTTAAATGGACGTTTAGATACAATATCTGGAATAGCATCCTTACCAATACCTCTTAAAGAATCTAAACCAGTCATTAGAGTATTGTCATTAACAATTTTCCAGGACAACTCTGAGTTGTTTACATGAGGCGGAACAATCTTAACCTTTCGATTTCGAATCTCAGTCTTAATCTTCATGATATTGTCTTTGGCGGCCTTTGCATTAGAAGACACTTCGGACATTAAGTTGGCAACCAAGAACTCAACCGGATAGTGAGCTTTGAGATATGCTGTATGGAAAGATATCATTGAGTAAAGAGTAGCATGAGAATTGCTTGTTAGCATTCCGTTGCTCAAATAATACTGATGATCTGGATGAGCTACCTCAAGATCATAAGTTTGTGCTTTACCAACCGGTTTTACTGATTTGATATTACTCATACAAATTCCTTTATTGTACTGATTTCATAAACAGCTTTGTTAATAAACGTTGGAGCTAATCCTGTTTCTGAATTCTTATAAACTTCTTCTAATTCCCAAGCTAAATCTTCTAGAAATTGTTTAATGATTTCAGGATCTTTTCTAGCCATTCTTTTAGCTGAGAATGTATTATCACAAGCTAATTTTACACGTTGATCAAGCGCAATTACTCTTCCAGCAGCTCTTAAAGACTTCTCATATTCATCAACATTTTCATCAGGATAATCCTCACGGTCAGGAATTCCTGCTTTAGTGAGAATATTCCTAATTGTGGTTACCAAAAGGTCATAGTTTTCTATCTTTTGTTTGAGTTCATATATATGAAGTGGATGTTCTCCAATTTGATCCTGAGATAACCCAAGGCCTGCAACTATTTGGTTTTTGATTTGAGCAAGTTCTTCATCTTTATTAACTACCGTTTCAACCCAATCTTCATCTGTTATCGATATATTTTCACTCACAACCATAGAATAACCAAGCTCAATAATTTTCCAAAGTGGTAACATCTCTCCGGTTTCTTGCACCCTGAACTTGTGATTCATTGTACATTTTACCTTCTCCCCAGTCTCAAGCTCTACCTCAACCACTTCCAACTCTCCATGATCATGATTACGAATCACTTCGATATAGATGTCCTCACCAGTTTCCTCATTTCGCGAACGGACAAATTCTCCTGGTTGAATATCCTTGATTGGTTTTGAGATTATGAACTTTCCTTCTAAAGTAAATATATTAACTAATTCATCTTCTGTGACTGACTTATTAAAACCATATCCCTGGAAAGATTCTACATACTTACCCCATACTTCATCAGCAAATTCTTTAGAGTGTCCTCTTTTATAAGCAGATTCAATAAATTCTTCTTTCCATTGTTTAACTTTTTCAGGATTTTTACCCTTCTCCTTTGTTAACTTACGAAGCTTATCTGCTTCGTTTAAATCCCAACCACTAAAATCACCAGCAAGAAACAATAATGATTCTTCATACAATCCAATTCCGTATGTATTACCAAAAGATCTTTCTAAATCTTTGTGTGGTAAGGAAACTTTTTTATTTTCATTTCTTACATCCAAAACTGCTGGAATTGAATCTTTCGATGATGGACGTACTAAAGCAGATATTAGTGCAATATCATCTATATTTTTTGGTTTTACTTTTTTACATACATTAACAGCAGTTGATCCGAGCTGAAATACACCAAAAGTATCTCCATCACTTATAAGATCATATGTTTTCTTATCATATATTTCATAATCAAAATCAATAATTTCTTTTCCTGAGTCTTTTATCAACTTATATGTTTCATTAATAATATCAAGTGTTTCTAACCCTAAAAAATCATATTTTATAAGGCCATTCTCCTCAGCAATTATTTTATCATACTCTAAAACTAAAACACCAGTATTATCACGTCTAAGTGGTACAAGACCTTCTAAAGGTCTTTTTGATATAATCACACCACCAGCATGTGTACTCCAAGCTCTAGGCAAACCACAAAGTAATTCTGCAAACTCTGCTAACTCTGGATATTGTTTAGCATATTCAGCAAATAACGGAGCTTCTTCTAAAGCCTGTTTAACAGTATGCATCTCAGTAGGAATAGAATCCGCAATCAAATTGCCTTTTTCAGCTGCGGCAGATCTAGAACCATCAAATTCAAATACACGAGCAATATCTCTCGCATACACTTTTGGAGTAATGGTATTAATGTTAGAAACATGAGCGATGTTATCTGGTCCATATTTTCTACGCAAATAATCAATAATTTTTTCACGCCCAGATGGAGCAAGATCCATATCAACGTCAGGATAGGCTTCTTTATACTTATTTAAAAATCTTGCAAAAATAAGCCCATAACGTTTCGGATATGCTTGATGTATATTATTAACATATGCTGTTAAAGACCCTCCACAACTACCACGGCCAGCAGATACTAATATATTATTATCTCTAGCCCATTTTAATACATCAGCAGTAATTAACATATAACTAGAGAACCCTCTGTATTCGAATACATCAAACTCTTCTAGGCTTTGCTGGATACATTCAGGAAGATCAGATGCGGGAATCTTATCCTGATTGATTTTCTTTACCAAACCTTCTTGCGTTCGGAATCTATAGAACTGAGCATCCTCAGGTATGTCTGATTTCTTAAACTGTTTGAAATCAAAACCTGAGTCTTCAGCTTGCCAAGCCTTAAATTGCTCATAATCAGGCTCATCTTTATATGGGAACTCTGGAAGCTGAGACTTCTCTCCGGTCATTACTTCGGGAGAAATCCATGCAGCGTCCTCACACTGATCAGCATAATAGATGGTATTCTCGAACAATGATTCGACAAATTCTTCTCCCCACACCTTCATGTGACGAGTAAAATGCTCATATACCTCCTCAGCATTCTTGACGTAGAAGTCTGGTTTGTCATATCGAAGTCTGTTACCAGAAGTAATAGGCTGGCCAGATGTATCGCACAGATACACATCATGTGCTTTGTGATGCGCTTGCCTTATGTAATGTGCATCCGTTGCAACAATACAACGGATACCAAGCTTCTCACTCAACTTTTTGAGTGCTAGGTT